GTGGCCTGTTGTGCTAAAAAAACGCCCTCTGATCGGCTTCCCTTGCGACTGTTGCACCTTGCACAACATGACACGAGATTATCGTATGCAATAGGATCACCGCCTTTTATTATAGGAATAATGTGATCTACTGTTGTAGCTGGTTGCCCACAATAGAAGCACGACCATTGATCCCTCTGTAGCACCTCAAGCCTGCGCTTCTTGTATGCCCGAGTACCACGGGGATCACCGCGCTTTGTACTCATTGCCATCCTTTAGTCTTTAGATGATGGAGTGCATTGCAGTAGTTAGGATCTTCATACTCAGTCCATCCATAACGACGTCCTACATAGTGATAGTACATCCAAAACTGTGTGATCGCTGAGCTTCTCTTTAGGCTCTCAGTCTTCATCTGATAGAGCCCATATACCTGCTTCGTACCACCTATGTTACCTACTGCCTTATAGTTCCATCTTGATTCTCTATAGACAATCTCATGATGGCACTTCTCTTGCTTCTCTGTTAGTTGGTAATCAGCTAATAGTTTTGCATATCTGATCTCTTTAGTGGCATCTATTGAGCCACTTGAATCAGGAGCTATGCTCATGAATAGAGCTGTCCCAATAACGAAGGCGACCACTCGCGCTCTGCCCTTCCGGGCGCGTGCTGAGCCCCTGATGGGCTCTCGCCTGAGAGTACCATGCATGTCAAGCATCTTTGTATAAGTCCTGTTCAGAGGCGTGTCGCTCATCGATTGTCCGAACTATAGAATCCTGAACCCTTGAAGATGACCCCTACAGAGCTGTAAACCTTATGCATAGGACTATGGCAGAATGGGCATTCTAGATCATGCGGCTCATTGATAGATAGCCATTCCTCAATCCTTGCATTACTCGCGCAAGATTCTTCGTCACACTCGAACTCATACGTCGGCATCTGGATCACTCTCACATGTTCTGCATACTGGTGTAAAGCTCCATGCTCCGCACATCTTGCATCTCATAGGCTCTAGTGTATCTCGATCACCCTTGAAATCCCCGTAACCTGAACTCAGCAATAGATCGACCAAATCACCAAGCCGCATAAAGGCCAAATAGTCTTGCGGACTATTTTCTCCTTGACCATTTAAACGACACACCACGATTGGCAAGTCTTGGGACTTGCTAGCTCTTTTGGTGACTTGATCGATCCATGCCTTAGGCTGGAACGCCGATCTAGCCTTAACTTCCATGTCGAACGGGACATGTGTTATATCTTTTCCAGCCCCTCTACCGATATCTGCATGTGGCCACCACTCCGAAAGGTAACGTGCGACCACTCGCTCGGTTGAGAATCCTCTGTATTTACGGCTTTGTGAGGCCATTGACCGCGTGACACTTTCTGCATGACCACGCTTTATTAGTAAGATTCACTTTGATCTCTGATACTGGTATTGAATCATTACATAAACAGCACCGAGTCATGAATGTAAATTCTTCTAAGATTGCTTGGACTTCTTTAGATCGCTGAATCTCTTCATCCGTTGGGAATGACTCCCATTCATCATCCTGATTCTTAAACTGTAAGCGTCCCATTAGACTCTCGCCTTCTGTCGTTGCCATGCGCCTTCTTTGTTGATCTCATACCAAATAACATCTTCACCCTTCGGGCATCGTGTCAGCTCACCTGTAACAGCATTGCGACACTTGAAATGACCCCATGCCTTACCTGCGCCCGATTGCCCAGTTTTCCAAATCATGTCGCCATGAGGACATCTCGGAATATCCTTCTCGGTTTGGCCGCCAATAATCTCTTTCACCGTCGCAACAGCTTCCTCCATTGTGGGCGGCATAGTCGCTGGCTTGATAGTCCAAGGATCCTCCTCCTTTACTACGGGAATGTATTCGCCCGATGTACTAGCCATCTTGGCCTTTACTTCATCGATGCTAGCCTTGACTTCTTGCGCTTTACCAACCTTCGCCATCTCCTCTCGTGACGCTCGCTTTCCCTTTGTTGCATATCCGGCGTTAGCAAGCGCTCGACCGATAGCACTAGTCTCACAATTCTCCAGCGCACTTGTCGCATTAACTCCGCGCCCTTGGATGGTCTCTTCTGCCAGTCCAGTAGTCCAAGGCCTGTTATCCGCCTCTGTGCGAAATATAGAAGCCTCAACGATAAAACGACCAGCGGATTGATCAAGTAACTTCGTATGAATTTGCCCATCAGGATGATCCTTCCAAAACTTAATAAGTCTTTCTTCTACTGTCTCATAATCTTCTAGGTTAAACATAAAGCTCATTCTCCTCTGTGTGTAGTTGCCCTGCTATTGCAAGATAGGCTGCAGCGTCGATGTATGTATCGACTTTCGCAGACTCCATACTTCGTGCGAGCTTGACCAGTGCCATGCATGATGCCACTTGATAGTCAGTAACAGGCATTTGGAGGAATGCAGACCAGAGACATGCTGTTCTGGACATATTGTCTGACGGGTGTCCGTAGTCCATTCCACGATCTTGAATTGTTGCCTTTGCTTCGTTAAGGAAATCACTTGCTTTCACACTTTAACCCTTTCCTTAGATGCGTAGTAAGCCCTAACAGCTTTGCGACCTTTTAGATAACCTACGCGAATGCCGACGATACGGCCTAGATGGAACCATAGTGCAGATATAGCAATAATCGCCACTAGATCCTGCAATGCTGAATCAAACATGATTGCCCTTTCTTATCGACGCCCTTCGCCGATGAGATAAGGATGACAGATCGCTAGGCTAGGTCAAGGATATTTTGATAACGAAATGGTAACGATTCTGCATTGTCTATGTGGTCATCAATCGACCGACTCAGGTCGTTATCTAGGTCGTCCATAACGCTTGCCTGAGACCACAAATGTCCCATCCTTTTCGATGTAGATAAGATCCACTTGGACATTCTTTCCATCTACATACATGATGGCAAAAGCCTGTTGCCAGTTAGCAGATCCCTTTGTGTAGCTTGCCTTAGAAAAGTCCATTAAGTTGCCCACTTCTACGCCATGCAGGACACGGCCTATACGGCCCCCTGAGGCCTCTGAGAAGGACGAACGCCCTGCCCTGTGAGTATGACCAGAGATGACACTCTTTCCGTGTCTACGGGCCGCCTCAAGGGCTGACAGACCCCCTTGTGACTTGATAGGGGTGTGATCCCCATGAACTGCAATCCAGTTAGGTGCGATGTTATATGGCTTTTTATGAAAGGTGATCCCGAGCTCATCGAATCTCATAAACTTCTCGAAGCGTAACTCGGGCAAAGATAGGAATGAGGGAATTTTCCTCATGATCTGATTGTAAAGCCGATCAGTATGATTAGACCTTATGGTCTGCGTGACCTGTAAGTCGTAAAGGACTTGAACAGCTTCATCGCGATCATCTCCAAGAGTCTGTTCATAGGCCTCGGGAGTCCCTTCTGACCATTTGCTGATCGTGTTGAAATCAATTTCATCGCCGATCGTCACTACTTCGTGCGGTTTGAACTTACTGATAAAACTAACTAGATTCTTGACTGCGTGTCGATCGTGGAACGGCACTTGAAGGTCGCTCACTATGACTATTCGCTTCATTTAATCCTCGTCGTCATCCTCATAGGGTATGCGATCCACTCGGTCGGGGATCGATGGCAAGATCCAATCAGGATAGGCATCTTTGTCGCTAATGAGTGCGAGTGAGATATCGACTGCAAAACCTGCACGCCGAAGCGCTCGATACATCTCATGCAGACTGATAGCCCATTGATCGAGAGCGTTATAAGTGTCTAGGTCGATGACCTTCTTCTTCGCCATGTCGAAAATTATCGCTCGAGAAGTATGTTATATATCTCATCGACACGCGAGTTGAGGCGCTTAATCTCAGACAGTAGATGCGTAATCACATAACCTGCAAGCCCACCAATTACGGCAAGGCTGGCAAAGTAAAGGGTGAAGAAGTTTTCCTGTGTCACTTCTTGCTCACGCCAAATGATGCGTCGCTAGGGTTAAGCCACCTCAAGATGACGGGTGCTACAGCTGCTATCCCTGCCATCGCTAAAGTCTTAGGGTCAGTTACGCCTGCCATGTATAGCGCCAATGCAGCTGCTAAGAATGATCGTGCCCATGATGCTGCGAGTGACTTTGCTTGTTCCATTATTTGCCTCCTAGTAACGGGATATTAAAGAAAGAGCCGTCCGTATCACCTTGCTTAGTGAAAGAAAAGTGGCAATGCGCCCGATGCGGATTGCTTCCCGAATACTTTCGCCAGCGCCAGCCCATGCGAGACGATGCAATTCGTCCGTCGAAGATGATGTAGGCAATTCGCTTCTCGCCTGCCTTTGCCGCGAGTCGAAGCTGATCTGCAATATCGGGCATGAGGTCGGGCTTGCCTGACTTATGAACATCTCGATCGACATCGATGGCTCTAACCACCCCTGACGATGGATCAGGATTGTGGTCAGAAGGACGCGCTGAATGACGGAGATCGCCGATCCAACCATCGGAACGCCTATCACGATCTGCGAAGGTGTCATCGAATTGCTCTCTCAGCTGTTGTCCAGCTTTGCATAGTACGGGCTTCATCCCAGTAGTTGAGCCAATTCATCGGCTGTTATGCCAAGGCGTTCAAGTAGTGCAGCTTTCTCGCTTGCTTTCTTAGCTTCTTGTTCTGCCTTGAACGCATCTACTTTTGCAAAACCATCTAGATATTCTTGCTTTGTGCAACGAGGTCTATCATCAACCCACACGATACTGTCAAAATCATTGTCAGTAATAATCCAACCGCCAAGCGGTAGCAACATTTCTAAAACTTCATAACCTCTAGCCATTATGCACCTATTTCAAGAAGTGTAATTGTCGAACGCGGGGTACCTACTGATTGCACCAAAACTGCTGCCGAGTTGTTTTGGCAGTTAAACTGTGTTTTGTAAGTAGTAGCTGATGTTGTCGCTGGGCTGTCTAAATAATCTACGGAAAAACTTGTTCCATTCAATCGTAAAGCTGAATTTGTAAGTAAACCAAAAGTAGCAAAATCGATTATATTTGTTGCGCCACGCAATAATCTCAACTGAATTGCATTATCTGAATTAGCGGAAGTTTTAGAACAACCGTTTTGACTGACCAAAACTAGAACTTTGCTAGTCGCTGACGACGGGGTAATAGTTGCGGTTAAACCAGTATCCGTATAGGTATTTGTGGAATTTGAGACTTCTGTAACTGTAGTTGCTTGAATTACCTGCAAAACTTTGCCACCGCCGCCACCACCTACAGTTACCCATGCGGCGCCATCATAGGTTGCAACGGCATTAGTATCCTTGAGATAGGACATCATTCCTTCTTGGGGTGAGGCGATGGCTGAGGTGCGAGCTGCAGCGCTCGCAAAGACCATGACCACCTGAGAGGCTAGATAGCCATTAGCATCGGCCGCCGTAAGGACATCGCCCGTCGTAAATTCTTTGTATCCTAAACCTGCTGCCATTATCTTCTCCTAGTATCCCAGTATGGACGTGCCTATTATACCCGACGTCGATGATCCTATAATGAATCCTTCTACGATGGGCTCAAGTGTTGTAACTGTGCACTTCATTGAATTAGGGGTGATGTCCCATGCCAAACCTTGCACCTGCAAAGTCTTGACGATTGTCGAGCCATC